TTCAGGGCCGCGAAGTACACCATACTGATCGATGACGACGCCAAGACCGAGACGGGTGTGACAGAAGCACTTGTGGTGCATGACGGGACCAACGCTTTCGTGTCACAGTTCGGCACAGTCAACACCGGCAACAATGACATGATCACGCTGTCAGCGGCCATAAGCGGATCCAATGTTGTGTTAAGTGCGGCAGGACTGACACCAAACCTAAAATTGAAAACACACAAAATTCTACTATCAGATTCAATGACAGCCGTATCAAATGCCAACCAGAAGACAATTGGTGCAACCACAGTGAGTTCAACTGCCACAGCATTTGACAACTTTGATCTAGATGATGCCACAGCGGCTATGTACTACGTGGTGGGCAAGAATGCCACTGAAGGTGTGTACAGTGTACAGGAAGTTTACTGTGCTGGTGCACCAGGAGAGGCCTCTGTGTCCCAAGGACCTTTTGTGTCAACCAAGGAAACAACTCAACTTGAATTCTCAGCCTCATTCAAATCAGATGCAGATAACAGCCTGGAATTGTCCATATCATCCACGTCAGGTGGATCCACAGTGGTCAATGCGTACAGAATCAACTGTCTAGCAGAATAAACCTACAAATAGCATAAATACCTGCAATATTAACAATCATGCGGGAGATATGGAACCATGACAACACGAAACTTTAGAGTAAACAACGGATTAGAAGTAGGTGATATAGTAATATCAGCTTCAGCTAACACCATTGTAGGACTAGCGACAGCGGCGCCAAGTAATGACGGTGACGTAGCAAACAAGAAGTATGTTGACGACCAAGCGACGGCAACACTAACACTTACAAACAAAACATTAACAGCACCAGTTCTTAACGGACCGTTAGTAACAGATTTATCAGTAAACGATATCGTAACAAACGGATCAAATGCAGACTTCACGATAGACACTGCAGGTACAGGTGACATCAATCTTACAGCAGGTGCTGACGTAAACATACCAGCAAACATCGGTTTGACTTTTGGTAATGATGCTGAGAAAATTGAGGGTGATGGAACAGACTTAACTATCGCAGGAAACAACATAAACCTTACAGCAGTAGCAGACATCGTTGTACCAGCTAACGTGGGAATAACATTTGGTACAGGAGAAAAGATCGAAGGTGACAGCACAGACTTAACGGTCACTTCCGGTGCAAAGATAAATTTAACAGCAACATCAGACGTACACATTCCAAACAACGTTGGACTTGCTTTTGATGCCTCGGGTGCTGAAAAGATCGAGTCAGATGGAACTGACTTATCGATCAGCGTAGGTTCAAACGGTGACATCAACATACCAGCAAACATTGGTTTAACTTTTGGAGATGACGGCGAGAAGATCGAAGGTGATGGAACTGACTTGACTATAGCAGGTAACAACATTAATTTAACAGCAGTAGCAGATGTAGTAGTACCAGCTAACGTTGGTATCACATTTGGAACTGGTGAAAAGATCGAAGGTGATAACACAGACTTGACTGTGACATCGGGTGGTGCATTGAACTTGACAGCAACAACAGACGTTGTGATACCGGCTAACGTTGGAATTACATTTGGAACTGGTGAGAAGATCGAAGGTGACAACACAGACTTAACTGTTACTTCGGGTGCTAAAATTGTATTAGCGGCCACTTCAGATGTTGAGATACCAGCAAACATTGGTATAACATTTGGTACAGGTGAGAAGATTGAAGGTGACAACACAGACCTTACAATCACTTCAGGTGCAGACATAACCTTGGCGGCAACGGCGGATGTAAACGTTCCGGTCAACGTTGGAATACGTCTTGGTGATGGTGGTGAGAACATCGAAACAGATAACACAGACCTAACAATCACATCGGGTGGTAAAATCAATTTAGCGACAGCTTCGGATGTACACATGGCCAATGACAGAGGAATAGTTTTTGGTGATGCAGGTGAGAAGATAGAAGGAGACGGGACAAACTTAACTATTTCATCTTCTGGAACATGTACTATCACAGCAGTTGGTCAAACAATCGTTTCAAACGATTTGGTAGTAAGTGGAACTTTAACAGTAGCTGGTAACATCACAACTACCAACACTACAACGTTACAAGTTGAAGACAATCTTATTGAAGTGAACAGAAACGTTTCTGCCGCTTCTGGTATGCCAACTTACTCGGGTCTAGTAATTAACAGGGGTGTCTCATCAACTACCACAGAACAAGATCTTTTCTGGGTTTGGGATGAATCATTTGCAGATGACGGAACAACTATCCATGGAAACGCGGGTGGTGCCTTCACAGCATTGAGAGCCTCTAGGGGTACAGACAATGAAACATTATCAACAATAACAGCCACAGAGACTAACTTGGTCGATGTGAGATGTAACGTTGTACACGCCTTAGCAACTTCGGCCCAGTACGCGGACGTTGCCGAGCGTTTCGAAGCAGACGCTCCTATGGCAACTGGTGCAGTAGTAATGGTTGGTGGTGAAGCAGAGATCACAGAAACAACAGCAGATTTATCTGATCAAGTTTTTGGTGTCATATCTGATCAACCAGCATATGCCATGAACGCCGCGGCGGGTAACAGTGATTCACATCCTTACGTTGCGATGACTGGAAGAACTCCAGTGAGGGTAACAGGTGCAGTGACTAAAGGTCAAAGATTAGTTAGTTCATCAATCAAAGGTTGTGCGAGAGCGGCCGCAACAGGTGAATCATATTCACCATTCCATGTTATTGGTAGAGCACTAGAGAGCTCAACTGACGCAGGAATCAAATTGGTAAATTGTGCAGTGAGAACAAACAACTAATAAATATCAATACTTTTTAGTAGAATTAAAGGCCTTGTATTTCTACAAGGCCTTTTTTTTAGGTTATAAGATCTAGAATAGTCTGTAACTTGCCTTTAATGGCTTTGTTATTCAGTGTATTCTTAAGACCCATGTGTAGGTTCTTGGGCCAACATTCAAACGCAGTCCAGCAGTAGCCAGAGTGTTCAGCATTCAGCTTGGGTAAGAATTCAGTCTCTATCGCAATAAGATAAGTGTGGAAGAAAAACTTCTCATCATTCGATGTGAACATCTCTAAGGGAATAACTTTCTTGAACTTGGGAATAGCACCCACTTCTTCCTTTATTTCTCTCTTCAGACCTTCAAAGGCCGATTCTGTGTACTTCGTCCTTCCACCTACCAATCCCCACATTCCTTTTGTCTTACTATCAGTCCTCTGCAAGAACAGGAAACGTTTTGTTGATGTGCTGTAAAAAAGGGCACCAGAACATATGATGTTGTCTTCCATGCTATATTATAACAGATTGTATGTGATTTATCAAGGAGTAGTTGCGTCTTGTCCAGAAGCATTGTCGTTGGCAACATAACTGCCATCTATGACTATGCTCCAATTACCTTGTGTGTAGACACCTTCGTAGGACTTGACCCATTCCGTACCGTTGAACCTGTACTGTATTCCTGTGTTCAGATTGGTAACATAGTGCTGTGTAGAATCTGGATCAGAAGCGTCAAAAACCTTCAACCATTTGCTCTGTGAACTACTGTATTCGATGATGTCACCGACGTTGGCAATAAGTGTTCCCCAGGTCGAGCTCTGAGCTGTTGCTGTGGAATCCCCAACATCATCTATGATAAGATATCTATCAGCATTGACTGGTGTGCCTGGATCGAACGTTGAAGGATTTATAATTTTCTTGACTCCTGTAAGTGTATTTGCAGGGATTGTATCATTATCTATGCTGTACAACAATATTGTGTCGTCCAATGTGCTTGTTGCAATAGTTCCTACTATTTCATTTCCGTTTGGTTGCGTTAACCTAATCTGTGATGTACCGTTAGTGACTACTCCATATTGTTCTAGAAGCACCTTCCAATTGACTGCTGGTCCAAATGTTTCAAAAGGATCTGCTAGACCTGGATCTTTCGCTCCTGTGTAGAAACCATCCCCACCCGACTTAACATTTACTCCTGTTGTACCTAACAACCTCAATTGGTTTCCTGTAACCAATAATCCAAAATTGTTTGGCGTAATAAAGCTTCGTGAAATCAAAGAACCGTCTATCAATCCTTTTGCTATTCCACCATCGTCGTCGTAAACACTCATGATAATTTTCTGTACAACACCCAATTTCTTGACTTTCACTGGAGGTGACAACCATATTGGCATTGAGAAAGTAAGAGTTGCAATATCTATCTCTGTGTCTGCTCCAACCGGGATTGTTCTAGAACTAAATGTAATTCCTGTCAGTTCAACATAACTTAGACTGGTCCAGTCAATGTAGTTGTCTGATTTTTGTATCTCAAAATCTGGATTGAAAAGGTATAAAATCTGCTCTAAAATTTGTAATTTTTGATCTGTGTTTGAACTCCATATGTCTGCTGTGACTTCTAATCTAAAAGGAGATGGCATAACTTTCTCGACAGTGTATCCTGCACCTAACTCGTTTGTGTAGTTTCCGTCACTGTCAATGCCTCTTTCTTTTAGATGCTGTTTCTCAATGTGATATGGGTTTTGCATCCTTTCCCTGTCGTAATTTAACTCCCTAACATAGGCCGCTATCTTTGGTGTGTACTGTAATGCATTCTCAGAATTCTGTCTAAGAATGTTTGCAACTTGCCTTGTTGGGTCTCCGTATACAACAGGCACAGCTCTCAAAGTGATTGAATCATCTTTGCCTTTGCCGGTCTCAACAGAGAAATTACTCAATATTCTTATAAATTGAGTTAAAAATTTCCTAATCTGGCCTTCATAGAAGTGTAACATTTTTAATTGTCAGCCTTTGGTTTGAGAGCATCTGTAAGCGATTGTCTTTGCGAAACAGTCAATCCATTTATGGTATCAGATGATGAGTTGTTGACAAAACCTGTTTTATAGTTTGCTCTCGAATCGTTGTTTGTTGTAGTTATTCTGACAGAGTCCTCTATCTTGACCCATCTGGTTCCGTCATAACGGAACAACCTGTTTGGTAAGAAGTCTGTTCTCAAGAAATAATCCCCTTTGTCTATACCTGCATTTGGAAAACTGATTCCAAATCCTGCAGGATGACCATTGGGTGCAACACCATCACCATCCATGTAGAAACCATAGTGCGAACTTGCTGGAGTGTCGATAACTGCATTGACTTTCTTGTCGGCACTTGCTCTTGTTTCTTCTGTGTTGACATTATCTGTTCTAATGTTACCCCTCTCGTCTATGGGTGCAACATAATATTGTTTGTAGTTGAATCCAGACTTGGGAGCATCTTCTTCTGCCTGTTTTACAACTTGATCATTAATTGTTTTTTCTCTGTTAAAAGTTGACATGTAACTTGCAAGAGAACCTTCGGTCGTCGCATCTCCGATAATATCTCTGTACTCCTGAGAGTCAACCATCGTTTTCATTTTTAGTCTTAACAAGTGTGGCCACCATGTCTG